TCGCTTCGCGCCGCACGCTATTTCGGCGGCGAGCCACTGATCGAGTTCTTGAACCAGAGCGGCATCGGCAACAATCCAGAACTCGTGCGCACGTTCGCGAAGATCGGCTCGATGATGACAGAGGATTCGCTCAAGATCGGGCGCGCGCACGGCTTCTCCATCACACCCGAGGAAGCGCGGCGCGAAGCGACCAAGCTGATGGGCTCACCCGCCTACACCAACCGCGACCATGCGGAGCACGGCTCGACCGTCGAGCAAGTGCAGCAACTGTTCGAGCGTGTGTATTCGAACGAGTTTTGAACCGTCGTCGTGTCGTCGATCATACCGGCGATATCGGTGGCGGGCCGGTGAGGTTTAGGCGAGCCCCGGGCCTGCAGTCATACAGAATCAACTCGGAGAAATGGCGATGCGCTTACGCAGTCGTGGCCCGCAGGGCTTTGGGAGTGGCGTGCGATACGACGGGCCGCTCGATTTGCGGGCGCCGGAAGATCGGTTTGGAACCGATGATCAAGTCGATGCGCGCTTTCGGCGGCCAATTGAAGTCCCGAAGATCGACGAGGCGATAGACGAGTTTTTCTGGAATTGGCAACATGGTGATGACGCGGGAGCCCGCAAACAGGCGGCGGACATTTTGAGCCTAACCGGCGCCCACTTTCAACAGCAAGGCGTGCCCGTGTTCGCGCGTCCAATCCTGCCTCCTCAACTTGCGGGCCATGTCGCCGATGCTCTTCGGCGTTTGCCGAAGCCTCACCAAGCGAAGGAGTTCGAGCGCCTCGTGGAGGCTTTTGAACCCGGCGTGCGCCGAGGCGTTTCGCAAGAGGTAGCTCAGCTCATGCCGTCACTGCCCGGCACTGGCGCTCGTTCCGGGTCCGGAGGATCTGTTCAAGGCATCCCACACGCGCCGACGTGGAAGCCGCAGCCAAGATTCTCGTTGTTTGGGGAACGGCCGCGCGTGCCGGCAAACGCTGGACCCAACGAGCGCTCGTGGGACCGAGAGTTTCAGGAGCGAACGCAGGAAGGCGGCCGAATTCGTGACGACTACGAGAACCGTGAGGCATGGACAAGCCTTGGCGGCGTGTTTCGCACGCCGCGAGAGAAGCTCACGCTGGACGAGAGGGCAAAGCAGCAGGCGAAGGGCAACCCACCGATCTTTCTGAGTGGCAAAGCACCGCACCCGGATGATCCGTATAAAGATCGTGTTTCATGGCCGGTGCAGCCGGAGGACGGGAAAACCGAGGTTGAAATCATAAGCCCGTATGATCTGAGAGAGCGCAATGGGCGGGTGGAGTTCCATCCCGGGGTCGACCTTCGGAACCGCGAACCGAATGGACCGGTCTTCTCGCCGAGAAATGGAACCATTCTTCGGATCGAAGAAAACTCCGCAGAGGGCGGTAATCAGATTTTCATCTTGAACGATGACGGAAGTATCGTTGGTTTCTCGCATACTGGAGCACTCAAGGGCCTGCAAGAAGGTGATGAGGTCTATACTGGTCAGCAGATTGGCGTGTCCGACGGTTCCGGAACTTGGGACTCAACCGCTCAGACACCGGCGCCTCACACACACATTTCTTACTATCCTCCGGGATCACCAGTCGATCCCGTTACCAAGAAACCGCTGTCAGCACCGAATGCTCGCGATCCAAATGCTCCGGCTCGTTTGCAGAGCGATCCCTTGTCCGGCCTTGAACTAATGCGCGATGCGCGAAGGCTGAACCCGGAAGGCTACACCGGGCGCACGCCGGTGCGGTTCCTACCCAGGAAACGAATTCCATGGCCGCCGAACTAACGAGGAAGGGGCGAATAGGATACGCTGCACTCGCCATCCACCGTAGAGGCCCCAGTCTCGAGATCCCAGGCGACAAGAATTCGGTAGCGGCCTGGCTGGACAAATACCGGCGCAAACTTGGCTCCGTCATGCCCTTTGATCTCGCCAACGTTGAATTCCACCTCCTTCATCTGCGGAAACGCTTCGGGCGAGATCATAAGTTCCACTGCCGGATGCGGATAGACGATGAACGTTCCAGGGTTGTTGTGTTTGTCATACACCGCGAGATAAGGGCCGTGAGGGTAGGGCAGGGTGATTTTCAGCGTGCTGTGCTGGTTCACGGTCTTTGGAGCGCACTTCATGGTGTCGCGGGATGAACGTGCGCCGGCGTCGTCTGGCGCCGCCGAAACCAAAGCAAGCGCGCCGATGGCAAAAACGGTTTGTAGAATGACGGATCGCATTATGCTGTGACCTCACACAAATCCACGGTGTAAGCACAGCAACCAGTTGAGGCGAAATTGTGTCGACCGGGCCAGCGCCGGCGCCGACACCTGATAGGCAGCCAATCGCAATTGAATCGTCTTGCTCGATGACGGCTCTATCGTAGGTTCGCACATACAGGCGCCTTGGAAGGTTTGGAGGCGGGTGATGAAGTCTACGCGGGTCAGATGATCGGTGTGTCCGACGGGTCGCGCAAAAAGAAGGGTGGGTCGCGTGTTCCTGCGCATACACATATTTCCTACTACCCGCCGGGGACGCCGGTAGATTCTGAAACAATGAAGCCGCTGCAAGGGCCGAGTCCGCACAGTCCTGCCACGACGGCAAGAACCCAGAGCGATCCGCTGACCGGTTTGGGTTATCAACGGCCGCCTCGCAGGCTCAAGCCGGAAGGCTACACGGGGCAGCAGCCAACGCGGGAGGACCGCTCTTAGTAGAATTGGACGCTTGCCATCATCGCTTGAGGATGACGCGACACCAGCCTTCGATTGTCGGACCACCGTCGGTCTCGAAATGACTCCCCAGGTTGATCATGTAGCGGCCAGGTTTGTCGAACACAGGCCGCTGTCGGCCATTTTCCCAGACCCGGATATCATTGACGCGGATCGACAGAGACCGCATCCGGTAGAAACCTTCAACAGCTGGGTGTGCCGTTGCAGGATAGATGAAATGCTTGTCTCTTTCGGCGTAGTTTCCATCCGGGAATACTGCCAAGTAAGAACCGTGCGGATAGGGCATGTTGATGGTGAGTACCGAATCGCGTGTGACGGTCGACGGCGAGCACTTCATTTTGTTCCACGCTTCGCCTTCGCGGTAGGGTCCCGGGCTATGACGGTTGGATGGCCGGGGAGGATCGGACTCTACATATTCGACCTCGCACCAACCGTCGACGATTGGGTTCGGCGTATCGAAGCCCGATCCAACGAAGATCGCGTGGCGGCCTGTCGTCCAGAACGCATTTTGGAGGCCGTAGAAGACTCCCCGAATGTCGCGAACCTTCCAGCTTACCGTGGATAAAGTGCGGAACTTGGCTGCCTTCAGCATCAATGGCCATCGAGGCCGCGGATACACGACGTGAACCGGAATCTGGTGCCAGTCTGAGGCTATGACTAGAAAGTCGCCGTGAGGTTCAGGCATCCGGATGGTGAGTATCGAATCGTCATGCAACACCTTCGGTTCGCAGGACAGGACTTTGTGCGAATGCTTCTTGAAGAGGTCGAGCAGGTGGTCGTCCGATCTCGCCGTGGACGGCGCGACCAGAGATACGAATGAGAGCAGAAGTGCCAACAAGCGTGCGTTCGACATGAGCAGACTCCCACCAGAGCGGGCGCGATTTGACCTCGGTTTGTGGCAATTCTGAGCCCAAATCTGTCACGGCTCGACCTTTTTATGCCGTGTGGCGAGGGGGGCGCATTCTCTAGTTAGGCCTGCCCGCCGGACAACGAACTTCCGCGGACACGCGCGCTTCGCGCCCCGCTGCATGCCTGTAAGTCGGGCCGGTTTCTAGAGCGCTCGTTAGTCGCTCAGGAGGCGGCCGCCCGTTTCGGTCGGGACCCGCTCCGCTTCACTCGTAAATCTGAAACAAGCAATCCCCCAACGCCAGAGGCTTCGGGGGACTCAAGAGGCGGAGAGAGACTCAATGTCTACTCAAGTGACGACCGCGTTCGTTCAGCAGTATGCGGCGAACGTGATGATGCTGGCGCAGCAGAAAGGTTCGAAGCTGCGCGATGCCGTGCGCGTCGAGAACGTGACCGGCAAGCAATCCTTTTTCGACCAGATCGGCGCGACGGCGGCACGCCGGCGTACCTCGCGGCACTCGGATACGCCGCGCATGGATACGCCGCACGCGCGCCGGCGTTGTTCGCTGGAGGATTTCGACTGGGCCGACATGATCGATCAGGAGGACAAAGTCCGTATGTTGATCGATCCGACGTCGACCTATGCGAAGTCGGCGGCGAACGCGATGGGTCGCGCGATCGACGAAGTCATCGTCGATGCGATCCGCGGCACGTCCTTTACGGGCGAGACGGGGTCGACGGCGGTGACGCTGCCTGCCGGGCAGAAGATCGCAGTGGCGGCTTCGGGGTTGACGTTGGCCAAGCTGATTTCGGCGAAGAAGCTGATGGACGCGGCCGATATCGACAACGAGGGCCGCTATATCGCGGTGACGTCGGAGCAGCTTGAAGATCTGCTCAACAACACGACCGTGACCTCGGCCGACTTCAATACGGTGAAGGCGTTGGTACAGGGCGAGCTCGAGACATTCCTCGGCTTCAACTTCATCCGCGTCGACGGGTTGCGCATCGACGGTGGAAAGATCCTGCCGTTCATCACCGGATCGGACCGCGCGGTGGTGGCGTGGCAGAAGGACCAGGTGGTGCTTGGCATCGGCGCTCAGCCGCAAGCGCGCATCACCGAACGCGCCGACAAGAACTATGCGACGCAGGTGTTTTACTCGATGTCGGTCGGGGCCACGCGCATGCAAGAAGTCGGCGTCGTCGAAGTCGCCTGCCTCGAATAATCGCGATCATCTAGTAGGAGACATCACATGGCAGTTCTTTACGGCGCCTATACGACGCCGCGTTCGACCACGCCCGTGGGCCAGGTCGACGGCAGCGTTCAAGGCGGGCACGTGCGCGTCTATCGCGAGAAGATTACGCTGGCATCGCAAACGACCTCGGACACGATCGTGGTCGCTTATCCGTCGGCGGGCGAGACGTTCTTGTACGGTACGCTGCGCAGCGACACCTCGCTTGGCAGCTCCACGGTCGCGATCGGCGTTTCCGGTACGACCGGGAAATACCGCTCCGCGGCGGTGTTCACGTCGACAACGGCTTACGAGACGTTCGGCGTGGTTGCGGCCGCGTCGGCGAAGCTGACGACCGACGAGACCGTGTTCATCACGATCGCCGCGGCGTCGCTGCCGGCGTCGGGCACGTTGTTCGTCGATCTCTATTTCGCGCAAACCTGATACGCGCGTTTACACATGATGGCGGGGCCTCACCGGGCTCCGCCTTTTCTTTGTCCAACATAAGCGGGCGAGACATCCGATGAGGCCGAGCGGCACTTCTTCCTTCGACGATGATGATGACGACGGCGTGCCGGGTACGTTGCGCAATGCGCCGGTCGAGCCCGTCGACGCGCCACCGCGCGAGAAGCCGATCGCGGCGCAGCGCGCGGGTTCGATGGCGCGGACCACCAAGGTCTACCGGCAGCAGGAGGGTACGGTGTTTCCGCGCGAACTGCTCGAGTTCGCGATCGACGCGGCGCGCGAGGGGTATGTGCGCACGGCCAACATGGGGGCCGCCTTCAACATGATGAAGCGGCAGGTGAAGGACCGCTGGACGGTGGAGAAGGGGCCGTCCGGTTATGTGTTCAAGGAGCATGTCCATCCGCTTGAGTCGTACTTGCGGCCGAGCGCCCGGCACGCAGGGGCACACAAAGCGCCGCCGCCGATGCCGCGCGAGAAGCCCGCCTCTCCGGAATCCGAAGCGGTTGCCGATGCGCGCAAGCGTTGGGACACGGCGAAGACCTCTGGCGATGCCGGCGCGATGACGCGCACGGCCAACGATCTTCTGCGCGCCGTCGAGGCCGACCGCCCTTCAAGCGGCGAACCCGCGCCAGCGCAAACGGAAGGTGGGCGGCATCCGGCGAGCGAGGTGCTCGCGCCGGAAGGCTCTCACGATAGCGGCAGCCCCGAAAGCTCTGCGATCGCCAGCGCTGCAGGCTACGCGGTCGCAACGGCGGCGAGGGCCGGTACCGAGGGGATGTTCGCGTCGTCGTCAGGCGGAAATGCCGGTCCCGAGCGCTCTCACGCTGCACCGGATGGCGACGACACGACCGTGGTGCCCGCGGATGAGGCCGAACCGAGTCCGCCTGACCTGGACCGTGAGGAGGCAAGCGGGAGCGTGCGGACGCTTCCCTATCGACCCGACGACGACCGCGCCGAAGTTGTGGAACTCGTCAAGCGTGAGCGCGGTCGGGTCAAGTTTGAGAAGCTGTATGACGATCGGGTGCGGGAGAACAGGCAGTGGCACGAGGTGACGTTTGGCACAATCAGGACAGACAACGACAGGCCGATTGTTGCGCGGCGAAACCGCGGGCGCGAACGACGAATGGACACGAATTGTTTCGGATATGTGTTCGCGAATGGGGAGGTCTGGATTGACCCGCAAGTCGACGAGGAGGGGCAGACACGCCCAACCGACCAAATTGCCATCATCTTGGAGGACGACTATGAGCCCGTTCGCGATGGCGCGCGGGTAGGTGATGTCGTTGTTTACCGCGACAGGGAGGGTAAGCCGGTCCATGCCGCGGTCATCACCTCGATCACCGTCGTGAATGGGCGGCCGCGCATACGTGTGCGCGGAAAAAGGGGAACGCTCGACGAAGGGCCGATTGAGACCGATATCGATAAACAATGGCCGGGGGCGGATCCTGAGAATCGCTTTCCGCACCTCCGCGATCGCCGCTATCGGTGGGAGTTTCACCGTCGGCGACGTTAGTCACTTTCGTGACCATGCCCGCCGCCCTAGACTGGACAGGTTGAATGAGCGAGGTGCGTGATGCGGCTTGCACTCTTACTGGCGCTGCTATGTTGCTGGGCTATCAGTCCGACCGCGCGGGCATGCGAACGGCCGGCGGCGAACGGCGATGTGTTTCTGGATGTGCGAGGTGATGAGCTTCGCATTCTGATCGTCAATGTCAGCGACGCGTGCATGATACGATTCATCGACGTGTACGAGATCGATTACGAACGGCCACTGCGCGACGTGCCGTGGATGTTGTATTGGAAAGTCAGCGACCTGCGCGGGCGCATGTTGAGCCGCACCGATTATCTGAGCAGCGGCTGGTACGGCTATGGATCTTCCGGCCGCCTCATCTATTCGGACAGCGCGCCTTTGACGAGGCCGCCAACGGTGTTGCGGCCTGGCGAGTCGCGCTTGGTGCGCGTGAGTCTGCACGCCATGATGCAGCATGTGTCGGGTGTCCTTCTGATGGAGAAGAAACCGGACCTGCCGTGGGGGCGCGCGGTGCAAATCGAGTTACAGTTCCACGCCTTCGACAGACCCGCAGCGCGCGGGCCGACCGCGAACGTGGTGGACGTCACGTCCAACGCCTTCGTCTATAAATTGCGCGACGCGCCGTACTAAGCGGCTCTCCTTCTTTCACTTCCGTTTTTCACCTCCCTCTCACACGAAAGGGTCGATGCATCATGCCGACTTTGGGCGAGTATTCCGAAGTTGCGATTTGCAACATGGCGTTGGCGGAGATCGGGCGCGGGGCGCAGATCACGTCGATCGACGAGGCGTCGCAGGCGGCGCGTGCGTGCAAGCTGCGCTATCCGTATGCGCGCGATGCTTGTCTGCGCGCGTATGACTGGAATTTTGCGGCGCGGCGCGCGGAGTTGCCGAAGAATGCCATCGCGCCGGCGTTCGAGTACGCGAACGCTTACGATCTGCCAGCCGACTGTCTTCTCGTGCGGTCGGTGTTCGACGGCGATGCGGAGAAGTGGGTCGTCGAGGGGCGGCAGATCCTGACCGATATAGGGGATCCGATCTTCATCAAGTACACGGCGCTCGTCACACAGACGGCGGCGTTCGATCCGCTGTTCGTCGAAGCGCTGTCAGCGCGTGTGGCGTCCGACATCGCCGTGCAGTTGAGCGAGAGCGTCAGCCGTGCGCAGGGGCTATGGCAGGTCTATCAGTCGAAGCTGGTCGAGGCGCGGCGGCGCGATGCGCAAGAGGGGCAACCCGACAGCTTGCCGCGCGGCAGCTGGGCCGATGCCCGGCTTGACGGCGGGGCCGGCGTCTATCGCGATTGGCGAGGTGAGTAATGGCGCGCGTCAACATACAACAGCCCTCGTTCGTTGCGGGCGAGCTGAGCCCGCGTCTCTATGGGCGCGTCGATTTGCAGAAGTATCCGGCGGGAGCGGAGACGGTCGAGAACTATATCGTGCGGCCGGAAGGCGGCGTGATGCGGCGGCACGGCACGCGGTTCGCCGGCGAGACGCGGGCGCACGCGAAGCAGTCGCGGCTGATCCCGTTCGTGTTCTCGACGGTGCAGGCTTACATGCTGGAGTTTGGCGACGGGTATATCAGGTTCTGGAAGGACTATGCGCCGATTACATCGTCGACGGTGACGATCAGCGGCGTCAGCAAAGCGAATCCCGCGGTCGTAACCGCGACCGCGCACGGTTTCGTCAACGGCGACAAGATCATTGTGGCGGGCGTCGGCGGCATGGGGCAGGCGAACAATCGCGAGTTCACGGTCGCCAACAAGACCGCCGACACCTTCGAACTGTCGGGCGTGGATTCGAGCGATTACGACACCTACACGACGGGCGGGACCGTATCGAGGATTTATGAGATTCCGTCGCCATATCCCGAAGCTCAGCTGGATGGGCTATTCGTATCGCAATCGGCCGATACGCTGTACATCGCGCATCCGAATCGTCCGCCATATTCGCTGACGCGGACGGGTCATACCGCATGGACTCTTGCAGCGCTGCCGCTGGAACGGGGGCCATTCGCGGCGCTAAACGGTGACGACTCGCTCCGGGTGATGTGCATGCCGTCCGGCAATCAACCCGGCGACAGCATGACGATCAAAGCGAGCGGTCCGATATTCACCAAAGCGCATGAAGGCAGCTATTTCTTCATGCGCGAAATGTATTTGGATCAATTGGCAGTGAGCCCTTGGGCGTCAACGCTGGCGCTCTCGACCGCGCTAGGCACGCAGGTTTCGAGCAGCGGCAACGTCTATGAGCTCGTCAATGTGGGCGCCGGCACGTCGACCGGTAGCGTGATCCCCTCGCATACGGAAGGCGACGCCTGGGACAATCCGACGGGCGGGTCAGGCACAAACTACAAGAAGTGGCGCTATCTGCATTCGCGCTGGGCGATTGTCCGGTTGGACACGTTCGGCAACTCGAAGAACATGTCGGGCACCATCATCACGTATCTCTGCAACGGGCTCGGGCCGCCGTTTAAGACTATCACGAACGTGGCGAACAGCAGCGGCTTGTTCAGGGTGACGTTGGCAGCGCACGGGTACAACGAGGGGGACTACGTCTCCATCGAGAGCGTGGGCGGCATGACGGGGGCCAATGGCGATTGGAAGATCATCAACGTCACGGCAAACACGTTCGATCTTGCCAATTCGATCGCTCTTGGAACTTATACCTCGGGCGGCAATGCGCGCCGTTATGCGACGTGGCTCTGGGCGCACAGTGCGTTCTCGGAAGCGCGCGGGTATCCCGCGGTCGTCGCGTTGCACGAGCAGCGCCTTGTTTTCGGCAATACGCTGCAGCAGCCGTTCGGATTTTGGGCATCGGCGTCGGCGGACTTCGGCAACTTCCTACCAGGGACGCGCGACGACGAAACCATCGGCTACAATATTGCGGCGAACCAGGCCGATCCCATCCGCTGGATCACGTCGGGATCGGATCTTGCGATCGGGACGCTGAGCCAGGAGTTTGCGGCGTTCGGCGGCGGGCTTGGCGATCCGATCACGCCCACGAACACACGCATCGTGCCGCAATCGGGCGAAGGTTCGAACGGTGTGCCGCCGGCGAAGGTCGGCGTCGAGACGCTGTTCGTCAATCGCTCGGGACGCAAAGTGTTTTCGCTGGCCAATCAGTCGGATGTCGGCGCCTACGTCGCCACGGACCTCTTGGAACTGGCGGAGCATCTCACTCTGAATTCGACGATCGTGCGGGTCGCGTGGGCGAAGAACCCGGCGTCGCTGTTGTGGGCCCTGCGCAGCGACGGCGTGCTGATGTCGATGACGTACCGGCGCGAGCAGCAGGTTTATGCCTGGGCGAAGCATCCGATGGACGGCTTCGTCGAGAGCATCGCGGTCATCCCTTCGCCCGACGGCACCATCGACGATCTGTGGGTGATCGTGCGGCGGACGATCAACGGCGTGACCAAACGCTACGTGGAATATCTGGCGCCGCCGTTCGAGCCGACGCATCCGCACGACAAGAGTCTGATGGGCTATCTCGACAGCGCGCTGCGTTACGCGGGGCCGGCGACGAGCGCTCTGTCAGGCTTGTTCCATCTTGAGGGGCGGACTGTGAAGGTTGTTGCCGACGGCGCGCTGCAGCCAGATCGTGTCGTGACGGGCGGCAAGACCGCGCTTGAGAATCCGGCGACCAATGTGTGGGCTGGGCTTACCTATATCAGCCGATTGCGCACGCTGCGCCTCGACGCGCCGGCGATGGGCGGCGCGCAAGGCAAGACGAAGCGCGTGCTGCGTCTGACGGTGCGCGTGCATCTGGGCATCGGTGGGCTCGCGGGGCCGGCCGACGAGAGCCAGATGGAAGACCTCGTGCGGCGCGAGCAAGGCGACGCGATGGACGCAAGCCCACCGATCCGCTCCGGCGATTTCGACGTCTTCCTCGCCAGCGACTTCGACCTCGATGGGCGGGTGGCGTTCGTGCAGTACGACCCGATGCCGCTCGACGTGCTGTCGATCATGCCGGTGATGAGCGTGGTGAATGGGTAGGCAATCGACGATTTCGGGAGATGAGAGATGTGTCTTCATGGATCGCGAAAGACGTTCGTGGACTATTTCTCACCGGCGGAGCTACGCCGACAATCTGAGAGCCGCATCCTGGACGGGAGGAAGAGCCGCCGAATGCGGCCGCTGTGCGCGTAGAGACGTTGGACGGTAGCGTGTTGAGCCCAGCCTGGCCCGGAAGCGGTTGGTATTCTCGGGCGACGATATCATCGATTTTTCGCTGACGCGTTTTCCTCCAGGCGAAGCGCGGATCAAACGTTGGAACGTCGACCGGATGTTGTCACGCATCGACGCCTATCGGAAAGCCGAGGGTGAGGGTCCGATGCCGTGGGGATCGATCGTCGCCGTGCGCTTGCGCTTCACATTATTTGCGGATGCTGAAGCGTTGGCGGGACGTCTTCGTGACGATATCAAGCACGTCGAGATCGAGACATCGCCATTTCTCTACGTGCTGCCCGCAACGGCCTGGGAGGTGTTCATGGATGCCGAGCCGGTGCTTGGACAGTTTCTGGCACACGCAAGACTCCCAGAATATCGATCAGATCGAGAAAGTGCGTCGTTCGCGCTAACGCCGATGATGCCGCCGCTGCTTGGGTGACTGAGGGATTGGCGCGTGATGACTCTTGAGCGTTGCGCCGTTATTTTTATGATCGTGAGGAAAACATGTGTTCACTCGCAGGCGTTATGGCCGGGGTTCAGTTTGGGGCGCAGATCGCGCAGGGTGCTGCCGCGAATAAAGCGGCCAAGGCGAATGCGATTCAGGCCCAAAATGAGGCGCGTTATGCGCAGCAGTCGGCTGTCGCAGAGGCCGAGCAGATTCGTTACAACAATCAGCGGGACATCGGCACGTTCCGTGCCGCGTTCGGCGCACGCGGCGTTGCCGGCGATAGCGCGTCGTTGGTCGACGTCATTGCGGAGGCGGCCGGCAACCTCGACTATGCCGCGTTGGTGAAAGAGCATGAGGGCCAACTCGCGCGGTATCACGGAGACGTGCAGGCAAAGCGCATGCGGGAGGCCGGGCGAAACGCGATGTATGAGTCGATCCTCGGCGGAGTCGTCGGCTTTGCCTCGCAGGGGATTCGAACGGATTGGTGGGCTGGCAAAGGCATTGGCTAGAGCTTGCTTAGCCGTCAGTGTACACTTAGCCGGCAAATTGTCCTGCCTCGGGTGAATCCCATTGATGATGCATGTTCTGAGGGTCGTCTCCTTTGCGCTAATCGCCATGGCGGCCGCCGTCGTCGCGGAGGCGGCGACATGGCCGGACGCCGAAAAGGAGATCGCGGCGTGTTTCCAGACCATGGACCGGGATCCCGCGCTTGCCGTCGTGAATGCGAAGTTTGCGCGGCGTAGTCCGTCGGCGGCGCAGTTGGCTGATGCGCGTTTTGCGGACGAGGGCGAGGCCGCCGCTTTGCGGCTTCGGGTGCGGAAGACGCGGCCTTGCCGCGAGCTGCGGTTGGCGGCGGTGAAGTCGCATCATCCGTTGTTGGAGCCGGCTTACGCGACACTCTACTACCAGGCCGATCAGGTGTTCGATTATTTACAGCAGGGCGCCATTTCGTATGGTGCGGCGAATGGGCTTTCCGCTGAGGCGCTTGCGTTGTTTCAGACACGTGAGCGCGCTTACTTCGCGGCGACCAGTGTTGAGCGCGTTGCGCTCGCCGACAGTTGGCGCGACGAACTGCAGCGCGGGCACTCGAACCCACCGCCGCCACCGTCGCACGCCTGTTCGTGGCAAGGACTCAACATCGTCTGCACGTAACGGCGCGCTAACCGCCTTCACTTGTGGCGGGCCGCGCGCGGCCGTGATCGCGGAGCGTTGTTTCAACTGAATTCTGGCACTTGAGGAGACGCGCATGCTGAACCATGTGGGCCGATATGACTGGAGCTTGCACAATGACGCGCTGCGACCGAGCGTTCTTGGCCGCGCGGCGAGTCGCAAAGCTCATGTCTTGGAGAAACCTTCCGATGGGAGTGATGACCCAGAAGAGGCACCACGGTCGGCCGAGACGACGGCGAAGCAGCATCAGGCGTTGCGCGCGCTTTGGAGTGGTGACGTGGGCGCGCACGCGGCATCGCTTGACTCAGTCATCCATAGCTGGCGCAAGGACAACGCGGCTGGTGGGCGTGGCGTGTTCGAACACTTGCCTCTACCGAACGATCTTGCGCGCTCGATGGCGCGCGTCTTCGACCAAATGGACAGACAGAAGAAACAGCCGGCGTTCGACTCCCTGATCTCACGCCTCGATCCCAGCGTCAGGGCCCATGTGGCGCAGCAAGTTGCGGGATCGATGCAGCGAATCTCTTTAGCGGATGCTCATTATTCAGCGCGCCCTCCCGCGGATAGTCCGGTGGGACGCCAACTTGCTGAAGACTTATCTCGGACCAACCTGAAGCCTTATGCGCAGGCGATCACTCGATCGACTCCGGATGACGGCGGTCCCGGTGGGCGTATGGCGTTAGCGCTAAGGGACGAAATCGAAGGCCGCGACGGTACCATTCGTGGACCGGCGCGTGCGGCGGTGGAGAGTGACCACGTGGTGCAATACGTACCGTCCAGTGACGGAGACCGCAGGGGATTGCCCCGCAATCGCGGGGGCGGGCAAGCGAGAGAAGTCATCCTACCGGCCATTCCGATGATCGTCGGTTGGATTGCGCGCGAGCGTCTAATCAAGGCGGCGAAGAGTGCGGCCTATTCGGCCGGTGCTGACATCGTGGTTAGTATGGCCGCAAATTCGCTCAAGCCGCGTGACAAATGGGAGTATCCAGATTGGCGGAGCGTGCTTATCTCCGGGGCTCAGGGTGCCGCAAGTGGGTTTGTGGATCTTTCGCCGGTCGAGCCTTGGAAGTTGGAGGCGGGAATCGCAGTCCTTGGATCCTTGGTTGAAGACATGGTGACAGCTGAGGAAGGTAAGGAGGCCGAACTCAATTATTGGGGCGCCATCGGCGCTGGCGTTGGCGCCGGCCTTTGGGGGAAGTATGGTAAGGAGAGATTCCGGAATAAATTTGGTAGCACGGATTGGTCGCAGGCTTCTGGTAAGTTAGTATCTAAGCTGATCAAGGAAGTGTTTGCGGTAGAAGTAGAGTTCCTTTCCCAAGAAGCGTTGAAGCTTTTCATGGAGGGCTTCAGTCGCTTCATCGAGAATGCGGATGCTGCGATGGACTACTTGGAGCAGCAATTCAACGACTGGTTTTGGCAGGATGACAGAGACCCCACCTCCTGAGAACGCCGAGTCAAGCCGCGCCGAACGCTTTTGGCGCGGGTTTGTGAGCGGAACACTTTATATGTTGGTGGCGCTCTGCCTCATTCCCGTTGCGGCTTGGTTTCGCGGTCTGGGCGTCGAGCGCGTGATTGAGGCGACGGTCACTATCGCAGGCTTGTCGGTCGCCTGGGGCGTCGCCGTCGGTCTTGACGTCGCGTTTTCGCGGCAGCGCCATCTTTGACTGTGCCTGACGCCTTTTGCGACAACGCCGCCAAAAGCGGTGCCGCTTGAAGCCGCTATAATCTGCTTTCTCTAACTTTGTCCTGGTTTAAGGCGCGCGGGGCGTTTGCCGCGCGAAGGCGCACGACGTTTTTTGAGGCTGATCGCAGCATGGCCAACAAGATCACGATACCCAAACTTGGTTCGAAAATCGCTGAGCTCGGGAAGCTTGAATATCAAAAACCGTACAACACCGTCGCGCCATTCGCCGACGCATTCCTTACTTTGGCTGATGCGATCAAGGCGCGTAACGATGCCGATGAGGGCGCGCGGGACGCGGCGGATGCGGGCGACCAACACAGGCGCGCGCCGGGTTCGAGTGACGACGATGCGCCGGAGCCGCCGCATTCCTCGGAGAGCGACCGCGATCCGTCCGCGCGCGGGCGGCGGGCTTATCCGGCGTACGTGTTTGACGATCAGCTGCGGCGGCTGGCAGACGAGCGGCGGCGGCAGCGCCGGGCGTATATTGGCGAAGCGATGGACGATCTTGCGGACGCGGCGTTCAAGGACCCGTCGCGTATCGGTGACTATCGCGATGAGGCGGACGGCCTCTCGGGTATTGTCGGCGACGACGACGCCGAAGATCTTGCCGCGGCGCGCGAGCGCATGAACGAGCAGTATTTTCGCGGACTCATCAGGGACAATCCCAAGGCCGCGTTGGAAATGCTGCGCAGCCGAGCAGGTTATGCGCAGGAAGATCTCGGCATCTCGGAAGAGGCGCGCGAGGACTTGGAGACGGCAGCGCAGCGTGCGTTTGATACCGAGCAAAACCTGCCGCATATCAACGCGCAGGTGAAGATGCTCGATACCCGCGCTGGGCTTCGGGTCTACGGCGTTAAGCCAGGGATGAAGCCTCGCGAGATGTGGCGCGGTTATCACGACATTATCGATGCTTACGATTGGGATGCGAAGAGCGCGGAGCGGTTGGAGCCCGAGTTCGACAAGACAGTGCGAGAAGCGCAAACCTACGCCAAAGCGATCGCAATGACCGCGCACGACATCTTGCGCGGCCGTGCGACCAGGTGGGATCGGATCGAGCGTGCCGATGCCGTAGACGCCTTCGTGAAGGCCGTTGTGGGTGAGAGCGTTTGGACAACACCTGCGCGTCATCGCATGGCGTGGATCTCTCGGGCGGCAAGTCACACGCCGAACGTGGTGCGCGAGTCCATTCGCAGCGGCGTGTATGCGCGCGATGCCGGGAAGCGGGCTTTTGCGGGGCGCATGCTCATGGATCTGGAGGATGCGGGCGATCCGGCGCACGGATTGCTCGAATGGGCGCCGCCCGACATCCGTGCGTTCGGCCACGATTTCGGTGCGTTGACCCACGCGGGATTCAGCGACGATGCGGCCGTGAAGAGGATCGAGGCGGCCGCGTCTCTTACGCCGGAACAACAAGAGTCGCGACGGCATGCCTTTGATGTTCGCTTGGATGGCGCCGCGTTCTGGGACACGTTGCGTGAAGCCGTCGACATCGAGCCGCGTGACCTTCTCTACCGGCCGGAACGCGACAAGATTGTCGAGGATCGAGGGCCCTATGTCGATGACGGACGGGCCAAAGCCTCCGAATTGGATTATGGAAGTCCATATGGCGGGATCATCCCCGGTGGGGTGACACCGGGGCCTTCGGGGCGGCGTGATGCGCGTCTCTATGACGACGCGGACCTGCAGACCGTACGAGACTATCGGCAGCCCATTCTCGATGTCGCCCAAAAGCTCGGCGTGAGTGAGACGGCCATCGGCGGGTGCATCGCAGAGGAGCTTGACGATGCGCGACGCCGCGGACTGCTGGAGGACGGTCAGTCCTTCTTCAAGTGGCTGATACTAAGTCGAAAGACGCACAAGGACATTGCGGCCGACTACGACGCTTGGGAGCAGGAGCTGGCGCGGAATCCGCTCGCCGGCGATCCCCAGACGGGGTTTGGTGTCATCGCCGATATGGTGACCACCGGGATCACCAAGGCCCGGTATCCGGCGACGCTCGACATCGGACACGGCAAGATCCGTCTCCATACGGCCATCCGGATGTTGCGCGAGTATAACCAGAGATATCCCAACTCCGACCCGCTGGGTCTCAAGAAATACAACAACGCGTATGATGTGCTTGCGCACGATTTGGGGTCAGCGCGCGCACCCGCCACCGCCGCTTTTGCCGGCCTGATGGTGGAAGAGGCGACGCGCTGGTTCGAGAGCAAAATCCCCGATGCGTGGGGGCGTATGGCAATCGAGGACCGTGACGCATTGATCGTCGAGTACTACAATCAAGGCCGCGAGCGAATTCGCGCGAGGTACGACGAGGATATGAAACGCGACGGTTACTACTCGCCTGAGCCGGGCGAATCCGGCAAGCGTCATAGGGTCAATGCCGGATTCATCCGGCAGCAGATGCATCCGCTTTAGGCGGACTATTGGGGGCATATGATCAGCGATCCGGTTACGGGTGTCGTGCTGACCGTCGTCGGCGCCAGCCTCATTTTGCCGTACTATTTCTACGTGCTGATCGCGTGCCTCATGTTTTGCGCGGTGCTGACGTGGCGTGATTATCCGAACCGCGTGGCGTTGTTTGTGTTCAGCCTATCTGCTTGGTTCGCGGTAGTTTGGGCGATCATCATTTTCGGCTTTGCCGTGAGCCCGAAGCTCAACTCCTTCCTGCAGTTTGCGTTGGGCGTTGCCGTATTGGTGTTCTCGCTTTTTGCGGCCTGTACGGTCGGGTCGTTGTGGTTCTACTTCCGGCGACGTCCGATTGAGCCGGAGAGCGGGGCTGCGGTGCGGCTTGGCGTGACGCTTCTGGCGGCGCATGTGCTGCACTTTGTGATGGGGCTGGGCGCGACCGCGCTCGGGCAGGACTGACGCACGGCTTCGTTGGCGGCTAGCCGATAACAAGAAAGGTGATGCGCATGCTTTTGCGTGGCTCTCAGGCTGCGGGGTTTACCGTGCCTGTCGTCAAGGGGAGGACGGTCGTGAAGGCGGATCCCTTGCGCGACAAGCTCGACCGGATCGGCAGCGAAGCGTTGGAGAAGCGAGACGGCATCGATGCGCGCGTGAGCGCCGCGCGCGAGACGGCGCGGTCACGACGGGTTTTGCTCGACAAGCTGCGCGAGGCGCAAGAGCGCGGCGAGACGGGCAAGGGTTTTGCGAAGCGCTTCGGGGGCGAACTGAGGAAGGTCAAGGCCGAGCGTTTGGCGGGCGCACTCAACGGGCAAGCGCTTGAGCAGTTGAAGGGCCGGTCGAATGACTTGGACCGCGAGTTCCTCGATCGCGCGCTGAGGGCTGAGGCGGGCACGCGTGCGCGCGAGCGGATTGCGTTGATCGGCAAGGCGATCGACGATCTGGTCGCGGCGGCACGCGCGAACCCGATGCGGTTTGAGGCGCACCACGAGGCGGGGCGGCAGGTATTGGCCGACCTACCGCTGCCGGTAAAAGTTGTGAAGGCCTTTCGCGCGCGTCTGCCGGAGATTCCGCGTGCCGCACTCATGGCGCTGGCGGAGCGAGAACCAGCGAACGCGATCGATCTGATCGAACGGCGCAAGGGGCCAGCGCATCCGAGGTTCGGCCTGGCGCCGGCGGTCGTGCGGTTGATCGGCAAGCAAGCGCAGGCCAAGCTTGAAGATGACGGCCGCGCGCAGGAGATCAGTCGCGGGGTGAATGCGGCGCGCATGCTGTCCGATCGTCGTGCGGCGGTCGATGCCGTCGGGCGCGGCGAGGACGCGGCGGACGGTCTGTCCGTCGTTGGGCTCAACAAGATCGGCGGGTCGCTCGCGCGCCAATTGCGGCGCGACATTCGCGACGTCCGAAAGACACAAAGGCATCGAGAGAAGGCGGCGGCCACCGTACGAGGACGGCTCGCCGGCGGGTTGAAGCTCGATCCCGAGAACGAAGAACAAGCCGACGGCGCCGACATTGTCTATACGCGCGACCTGGAACGCAGCGGTCGCGATCAGGAGCAAGACCGGGAGCGTGACGTGGCCTTCACTGCGGTGGCCGGCATTCTTCCTAGGACGCTGGCGAGGACGATCAACGACTTGGTGCTGGCCGATGACGCGTCGCGCGTGATCGCCGGCGTAAAGCTGGTTCAAGCGCTGGAAAGCATTGACTCCGCTCTCACCGCGCGCGTCGACAGGCATGTGTTGGGTGAGGCGCACGAGATTGTCGACATTGCCGAATCCGGTGTCGACTGGCATGAAGCGGTACGTCTGTCGCGTGAGAGCATCGACGTGCCTGTGCGCGAGCGTGAGCGGCGTACGCAACAGTTTGCGGGGCGGGCCGGCGGTGGGATTTTCGACACGCTGAACGATGTACTGGGTGTGAAGGTCAGCAGTGTTGAGGGGCGCGCTGAGACCGGCACGACGCGCCAATAATTTGACAGTCTCGAGTTTAAACGACGGACGCAAGCCCGCGAGGACTTTGCGTCCGTTCTTCTTTGGAGCGGACACATGACATTAAGCACGACGTCATCGCGCGTTTCGTATGCGGCGAACGGCGCGACGACGACATTCGCTTTTGGTTTCAAGATTTGGGCGGCGGCGAACCTGAAAGTCTATCTGCGCAATAACACGACGCTGGCTGACGCGCTGCAGACCCTGGGCGGCGATTATTCGGTGGATGTTGCGTCGTATCCGAATGCCGGCAACGTCGTCTTCGCCTCTGCGCCGTCGTCGGGGCAGACGATCGTCATCGTGCGCGATATGCCCCTGACGCAGGATCTTGACCTAATAGCGTCAGGTTCGTTCGCCGCCGAAAATGTCGAAATGCAGCTCGACAAGTTGGCGGCCGAGGTTCAAACGCTGCGTGAGTTGATCGCGCGCAGTCCGCGGTTCAGTGTTGGCGCGACGCTCAGCGACATCGCCTTGCCCGAGCCGCGGCCAGCGGTCGGCAATCAGATTCTGGGCGTGACTGCGACGGGTGATGGGTTTGAACTCAAGGCCCCGGTTGATTTGTCGCTGCAGACGGTGTCGTCGTTCATCGGCACGCTGCTGGATGATGCTGATGCGGCGACAGCGCGTACGACGTTGGGGATTGGAAGCGCTGTTGACTTGAATTTGCTGACGACCGATGCGTCGGGCGGAGCCGCTTCGGACTATTTGGCCTTCGTTGACGTTTCGGAGTCCAACGCGTCGAATAAAGTTCGCGCGATCGATTTCATGTCGAACATCATCATGAACTCGACCGACACGACTCCGAGCGGGGCCGACCAGACGGAATTCGAGGTGCAAGCGCGGAAGGCCGCCGACGGGTCGGTCCATAAGGTGTTGATGGCCGAGCTGGGTGTCGGAAAACACGCTGTTTGGATTCCGGCCGGGTCCATGACGGCACGGACGACGAACGGCGCGGCCTCGGGAACGATCGAGACAACCGCGAACAAGGTGATGGTGCGGACCTTGGACTTCGACGCGGCCACGGCGGAGCATGCACAGTTCCAAATTCAAATGCCTAAAGGGTGGAATGAGGGCGCCGTAAGCGCCGTTTTCGTGTGGTCGCATGCGACCACTTCGGTCAATTTCGGCGTGCGATGGGCGATCCGCGCCGTAGCGCTGTCGGACAATGACGATATCGACGTCGCGTTCGGTACACCGGTCCCAGTCACGGACACCGGCGGGAGTGCGAGCAGACTTTATCGCTCGCCAGAAACGTCGGCGTTGACGATGTCCGGCTCACCGGCCGAGAACGACTTCGTGGTGTTCGAGGTCTATCGCGATTCGACACACGGCGAGGACACACTGGCGATCGATGCGCGGCTGCATGGGGTCGCTGTCTTATACACGACCAACGCCAACACGGACAATTGATCATGCTGAAACTCACACAGCTTGCCGGCTTCGGCTCGGGCGGCGGTGGCACGGATGCGACGCCTAATGCCATTGCGTTCAGCGACGTTTCGGATTCCGGCTTGACGGCTTCGGCCGGTACGAATGTCGTCACCATCACCGGTATCGACACGACGATCACGCTGCGTTTGACGCTGACCGGAGCCATGGCCGCCAATCGCACCGTGTTGATCTACCGCGACAGCGTTTTTCTGACGTACGGAAACTCCGGCAACACGATCGATGTTACGCTGATCAACGGGCAGACGCTGCAATATCACTTCGTCAACTCCGCCAACGTCTCTGAATGGGAGGGAACGGCGACCGTTTCGAACGTAAGCGATGGAGGTGCCATCCTCGACACGTTCACCTATTACCTGCAGGACACGGGGTCCGCGCCGGTCGGTGTCGGCGGCGGTGGTGTCGGCGTCGGTGCGATTCCATAGGCAGCGAGCGATGAATCAATCGATTGTGGTCGGCGTCAGGCCGACCGGCGGTGAGCCGTGCGTACCCGCGTGGGCCGCGGACCGGTTACAGGTATTTCCCGCAGCCGTTCCTGTTGAAGTTTGCGAGAGGATTGTCGCGAGCGGCGACGCCCGCACGCTCGAGCCCGGCCCGCTGCACAGCAACCTGACGAACGAGCGGTTCTACGACGCGCACGTGCGCATGACATCCGTCGGGTGGCTGCAGGAGCGCGATTGGATTTTCGAGATTGCGAAGAGCTTTGCCGATCGCGCGAACGAGGCATGGGACTTCGCGCTGAACGACGCCGATCACATGCAGTATGCGGTCTACCGGAGAAACGACTTTTTCGAATGGCACAAGGACATGCTGCGCGTGCGCAACGGACCAATCCGCAAGGTGAGCGTTGTGCTGCAACTGAGCGCGCCCGAACTATATCGCGGCGGGCGGCTGCAATTTCTCGACGCCGATTTCGGGCCGTTTACGCTGGAGGCGTTCGTGCCGCAAGGCAGTGTCGCGGTGTTCGCGTCCCTGCTGAAGCACCGGGTTACGCCGATCAAGGATGGCGAGCGGCGGTCGTTGACGGCGTGGTTCAAAGGCCCCCCATTCCGCTGACATCGGGAGATTGACATGGAACTTGACGAACGGAGCCTGAAGAAGCTTGACGGCGTTCACGAAGACCTCGTGCGCGTCGTTAAGCGCGCGGTGGATTTGAGCGAGGTCGACTTCATCGTCACTGAAGGTTTGCGGTCGATGAAACGGCAGCGCGAACTGGTGGCGGCGGGCGCGTCAAAGACGCTAAAGTCGCGGCATCTCTCGGGTCATGCAATCGA